CGTCACGCACCAGATGCGCAAGACCAAGAACGAGATCATCAAGCTCCAGCAGGCCGGGTTCTACTTGGACGTGGACATCGGTGAGCCGGACAAGGCGATCAGTGAGATCAACAAGGCCAAGGACAAAGAGACCGGATTCAGCGACCTGAACGACGAGCGCTTCACGCTGTACGAGTGCCACGTGGACTTGGACCTCAAGGGCTTTGAAGACAAGGATGACGACGGCGAGCCCACAGGCATCGCGCTGCCGTACGTGGTGACATTCATCCGTGGCACAAACACCGTGCTGTCGATCCGCCGCAACTGGCGCGAAGACGACCCGCTCAAACTCAAGCGCCAGCACTTCGTGCACTACCAGTACATCCCCGGCTTCGGTGCGTATGGCTTCGGTCTGTTCCACCTGATCGGCGGGTTTGCCAAGTCGGCCACCAGCTTGATGCGTCAGTTGATCGACGCTGGTACGCTGTCCAACCTGCCCGGCGGTTTGAAGTCCCGTGGTCTGCGGATCAAGGGCGACGACACGCCGATCGCTCCGGGCGAGTGGCGTGATGTGGATGTGGGCTCCGGCACCATCCGCGACAACATCATGCCCCTGCCGTACAAAGACCCAAGCCAGACGCTGTACAACCTGCTCAACACCGTGGTGGAAGAGGGTCGCCGGTTTGCCGCAACGGCCGACATGAAGATCAGCGACATGGGTGCCAACGCTCCCGTGGGCTCGACACTGGCGCTGCTTGAGCGCCAGCTCAAAGTCATGACGGCCGTGCAGGCCCGTGTGCACTTCGCCCTGAAGGAAGAGCTGCAGCTGCTGGCCGCGATCATCCGCGACTACACAGACCCAGACTACGACTACGACCCCATCGACGCACCGCGTAAAGCCAAGGCTGCTGACTACGACCATGTAGACATCATCCCTGTGAGCGACCCCAACGCAGCAACCATGAGCCAGCGGGTTGTGCAGTACCAAGCTGTCATTCAGATGGCGCAGATGGCTCCAGACATCTACGACTTGCCGCAGTTGCACAGACAGATGTTGGCTGTGTTGGGTATCAAGGATGCCGATAAGCTTGTGCCCCTGCCGGACGACCAGAAACCGAAAGACCCTGTGTCTGAGAACATGGCCGCGTTGCGCATGGAGCCACTCAAAGCATTCTTCTATCAAGATCATCAGTCGCACATTCAGGTGCACATGATGGCGATGCAGGATCCAATCGTCATGGAGTTGGTTGGCCAGAACCCCAAGGCTCCACAGATTCAAGCTGCCATGATGGCGCACGTTGCTGAGCACGTTGGCTTTGCCTACCGTCAGAAGATTGAGCAGCAACTGGGCATGCCCTTGCCGCCGGAAGATGAGAAGCTGCCACCAGAAATTGAGACACAGCTCTCAGGCATGATGGCTCAGGCCGCACAGCAAGTGCTCCAGCAGAGTCAAGCAATGGCTGCGCAAAAACAAGCTCAGCAACAACAGCAAGACCCGCTCATCCAGATGCAGCAGCAAGAGTTGCAGATCAAGATGCAGGAGCTGGCGTTGAAAAAACAAGAAGTCGAGGGCAAGCTTGACCTTGAGAACAAACGCCTTGAGGTTGATGCGATGGCCAAAGCTGGCCAGCTCAAACACCAAAAGACAACAGCGAACATCACCGCACTTGCAAAAGCTGGGGACATAAAGACCAAGCGCGAGCAAATGCAGATGCAAATGCAGCAACGCAACAACCAAAAGGAGAAGCCAACTAAATGATTCAAGAATTCGCACGCGTATTGCGCGACAAATTACGCACCGACATGAACAACTACGCAGATGACTGCGCCGGTGGTGGGTGTCGCAACTTTGAAGAGTATCAAAAACTTTGCGGTGTTATTCAGGGTCTAGCCATCGCAGAGCGCCATCTTCTTGACCTTGCTGAGAAAGTAGAAAAATCCGATGAGTGAAATCACGCTTGAACCGGGGCAGTTTGCCCTGCCGGAAATCCAACCCGTTGATGCACCCGCATCAGATGCAACCAACGAAGAGAAAGCCACAATGCTTCCTGAACCAACAGGATGGAAACTTTTGTGTGCGGTACCCGATATTTCTGAAAAGATTGATGGTACAGAGCTTGATCTCGTGAAAGCCACATCCACCCTGCGCCAAGAAGAACATGCCACAACGGTTCTGTTTGTGCTCAAGGTTGGCCCCGACGCGTACAAAGACCAGACCAAGTTCCCCGCAGGCGCGTGGTGCAAGGAGGGTGACTTTGTTCTCGTGCGTACGTATTCCGGTACGCGATTCAAAATCTTCGGAAAAGAGTTCCGGCTCATCAATGATGACCAAGTGGACGCTGTTGTGCAAGACCCTCGCGGCTTAACGCGTGCTTAAAAGGAGTAGATATGGCAGAACAATACAAGTTCCCCGACGAACTTGATGACGACAAAAATCAAAAAGTTGAAGTTCAAACCGAAGATGAAGTCGAAATTGAAATCGTTGACGACACACCGGAGAAAGACCGTGGCCGTCGCCCACTTGATCGGGAAGTAGAAGACCCGACAGACGACGAAATTGAGTCATACACCCAAGGTGCACAAAAACGCATCAAGGAGTTGACCCATGCCCGCCACGACGAACGCCGTGCCAAAGAAGCCCTTTTGAGGGAAAAGCAAGAGCTTGAGCGTCTTGCACAGCACTATGTTGAGGAAAACAAAAAACTCAAACAGTACGTTCACACAGGCACCGAACAGTACGGGGCTATGGCCAAGACTGCGGCTGAAGCGGAATTGGACAAAGCTCGGCAAGAGTACAAAGCGGCGCAGGAGGCGTTTGACACTGATGCCATCATTGCGGCACAGGAAAAGTTGTTTGAAGCAAAGATGAAGTTGCAACAAGCACAAAACTTTCGCCCACCCCCTTTACAAACAGAAGAAGTTGATGTACAACCGCGACAACAAGCACCCGAACCGGTGCGAGCTGACGAAAAGACCTTGCGCTGGCAAGCAAAAAACCAGTGGTTTGGCTCAGACGGGTTCGAGGAAGTTACCAGCTTTGCACTAGGGCTGCATCAAAAACTAGTCAACAATGGAGTTGACCCTCGCTCCGATGAATATTTCGAGCAAATTGATGCTCGCGTGAAGTCGAAGTTCCCTGAAGTTTTCGGAGGAAACGAAGACAAGCCAAGGTCGGTTGAGACTCCGAGGCGTCCATCATCCGTGGTGGCACCCGCATCACGTTCGACCGGGACAAGGAAGATACAGTTAACGCCGTCTCAAGCTGCGTTAATTAAAAAGTACAACCTCGACCCGAAAAAATACGTTGCTGAAGTTTTAAAACTGGAGAATCAAAATGGCTGAAAACCGTACCCCTCGTGACAATGTGTCACGCGAAAAGCAGGCTCGTGCTGTATACGTACCGCCGACTGCGCTGCCCGATCCGACACCTGAACCCGGATATGTCTACCGTTGGGTAGCCACACATGTCTTGGGTCAGCACGAACCAACCAACGTGTCACGCAAGTTTCGCGATGGCTGGGAGCCGGTGAAAGCAGCAGACCATCCTGAGTTGATGATTACTGGTAGTGAAAAAACGGGCAATGTTGAAATTGGTGGCCTCATGCTTTGCAAGATGCCAATCGAGAAAGCACGCGCCCGGGACGAGTACTACGAGCAACAAGCTCAGAACCAGATGGATTCAGTGGACAACCACTTCATGCGAAACAACGATTCGCGCATGCCGCTGTTTGCAGACCGTAAGTCAACAACCAGTCGCGGTGCGGGTTTTGGTTCAGGTTCTAAATAAACAAGGAGTCCTTAAATGGCATCAGTAGCATCCCCTTACGGCCTAAAACCCGTAAATGAGTTGGGCGGCACACCATACGCAGGTGCGACCCGTACTTATCTCATCGACCCCGCAGGCACTGCCTCAAACATTTACAACGGCTCGCCCGTGTACGTAAATGCGTCTGGCTATTTGGCTGTGGCAACCGCAACCGGCGCTGACGCGACCACAAACGGCTTCCCTACTGGCACCGCTAATACCGGTATCGTGGGTGTGTTTGTTGGTTGTTCCTACATCAACGCACAAGGCCAAGTAATCTACGCACAGTACTACCCAACAGGTACAACTGGCGTGATTAACGCTTACGTTGTGGACGACCCCAATGTTGTGTTCCAAGTCCAGTCCGCTGGCTCTGTGACACAAGCTGCATTGGGCGCAAACGTATTTTTCTCAACTGGCGCTGTGGCAACAGGCAGCACATCAACAGGTAACTCTACGGCTTCTGTCGTTGCGGGTTCCTCTGCTGTGACTACCACCGCAGCATTCCGTGTTGTTGGGTTCGTTAATATGCAAGGCTTCTCAGTTGTAGGCGACGCTTACACCGACATCCTTGTCAAGATTAACCCCGGCTATCACTCATTTACCAACGCTGTTGGCCTGTAAGGAGTAACTCAAAATGGCAATTTCACGCGCACAACTACTGAAAGAGTTGCTCCCCGGACTGAACGCATTGTTTGGTATGGAGTACGCACGCTACGGTGAAGAGCACAAAGAAATCTACGAAACAGAGAAATCTGAGCGTAGCTTTGAAGAAGAGACCAAGCTTGCTGGTTTCGGTGCCGCTCCCGTCAAAAACGAAGGTTCCGCAATTGCTTATGACAATGCGCAGGAAGCCTTCACTGCACGGTACAACCACGAAACCATCGCCTTGGGTTTCTCAATCACTGAAGAAGCGATTGAAGATAACTTGTACGACAGCTTGTCTGCTCGTTACACCAAAGCTTTGGCTCGTGCCATGTCATACACCAAGCAAGTCAAAGCAGCCTCTGTTATCAACAACGGCTTCAACGGCTCCTACTTGGGCGGTGATGGCGTTACCTTGTTTGGTAACAACAGCTCCAGCACTCGTGTTGGCCACCCCTTGGTAAATGGTTCTGTTAACTACAACAGCCCAACCACTGGTGTGGACTTGAACGAAACTTCTTTGGAAAATGCCGTGATTCAAATCGCAGCATGGACTGATGAACGTGGTCTGTTGATCGCTGCCAAGCCTCGCAAGATGATTGTGCCTCCGTCACTCATGTTCGTTGCCAAGCGTTTGCTTGACACTGAGCTGCGTGTCTCTACTGCTGACAACGACATCAACGCGTTGAAGCAGATGGGCGCAATCCCTGAAGGCTATACCGTCAACCACTTCTTGACCGACACAAACGGCTGGTATTTGATTACCGACGTTCCAAACGGCATGAAGCACTTCGAGCGTATGCCTTTGTCCAACTCAATGGACGGTGATTTCGACACCGGCAACGTCCGTTACAAGGCCCGTGAGCGTTACAGCTTTGGTTGGTCTGATCCCCTCGGTATGTGGGGTTCTGCTGGCGCGTAAGCGACTTGAGAAAAGGGGACTAGCGTCCCCTTTTCTTTTGCGGTATATTCAAACCATTCCGGGGTTTTCCGGTGCATCTGACAGTCCCGGCTGACGACATGCAGACAGATGCACTACCACTCGCATGTGAGGACACATCATGGCAAATACCACATTTACCGGGCCAGTTCGTTCTGAAAATGGCTTTCAATCAATCACCAAAGACGCGTCTACTGGCGCAGTAACCGTCAATTCTTCCTTTGGCAAAGACGTTGTACTGAGCACCCAATCTTTGTCCGGCGCAGGCGCAGTTGACATCACCAATGCTTTTACCTCG